GACTCTCAAGTCATTATTACTACGTGGCAATCAATCTACAAACTCCCCAGAAAGTATTTTGAGCGATTCTCTGTTGTAATTGGGGATGAGGCTCACCAGTTTAAATCAAAGTCACTTATATCTATAATGACTAAACTTCACAAGGCCAAACATCGGTTTGGATTTACTGGTACACTGGATGGAACACAGACTCATAAGTGGGTTTTAGAAGGATTGTTTGGGCCTTCATATAAGATTATTAAAACTGATGAACTTATGAAGAAGGGTCATGTTGCAAAACTTGACATAAATGTGTTGTTACTCAAACATAAAGCACAAAAATTTGAAGTATTTGAGGATGAAGTGCAATATATCATCAATCATGATCAGAGAAATAAGTTTATCAGGAACTTAGCACTGGATCTTAAAGGAAATACTCTGATACTTTATGCGAGAGTTGAAGGTCACGGAAGGGTTATATATGACATGATAAATAGTAATGTACTAGAACAACGTGAAGTATTCTTTGTTCACGGTGGAGTTGCAGCAGAAGAACGTGAAAAAGTTCGTGAGATCACAGAAACCCAAAACAATGCGATTATCATCGCATCCTACGGAACTTTTTCGACAGGAATTAACATTAAAAACTTACATAATGTCATATTTGCTTCCCCATCAAAATCTAGAATACGAAATTTACAGTCAATAGGTAGGGTTCTCCGTAAAGGAAACAATAAAACAAAGGCAACTTTATATGATATAGCTGATGATATATCATACAAGTCAAGAAGAAATTACACTTTGAATCATCTTGTAGAGAGAATTAAAATCTATAATGAAGAAAACTTTAATTATGACATCATCTCAATTCCACTCAAAAAATAAAATGGGAGACGAATTCTACAGCATTCTTAAACTTGTTTCCGGAGAGGAAATCTTCGCACTCGTTTGCGTGGATGAAACTGATGATGAACCTATATTAATTTTACATACTCCTATTAAGATGAAAACTCTCAATAATATGGGAAGTCAACTCAATTATATCAAGGTAACTCCTTGGATGGATATGACTGATGAAGATATGTTTGTAATGAAAATGGATAAAGTCATTACAATGACTGAATGTAAAGATAAAAAATTAATTGGTATATACAAGCAATACGTAGAAGAAAATGAAGAAGAGAAAAGCGGGACGGTATTTCCTAAAGCAGATGGTAAAGTTGATTTAAATCCGCAACTCGGATATATTTCTAGCGTCGAACAAAAAAGAGAATCTCTGGAGAAGCTATTTAAAGAAAATACTAAAGAGTAATAGCTTCCCTTTCAACCCTTACAGAGTTATTGTACATAGATTGGAGGGTCTTGTCAAGTCTGTCACCTTGTCACGTCACGAAACTGAAATAATTTACGTAACTTGTCAATAAAATAAATTATGGTATAATAGTATCAGTTAGGTAAAATACATGCCGAAGAAGAAGTCAGAGCATTATGTAAATAACAAAGAACTGCTAGAGGCATTAATTGTTTATAGAGAAAAGGTTGCCATAGCAAAGGAGAAAGATCTACCGAAACCACGCATTACGAACTACCTTGGTTCTTGTTTCTTAAAGATTGCTACACACTTATCATATAAACCAAACTTTGTTAACTATATGTTCCGTGATGATATGATATCTGATGGAATCGAAAACTGCGTACAATACATTCATAATTTCGATCCTGAGAAGTCTCGTAACCCTTTTGCATACTTTACTCAAATCATACACTATGCCTTTCTAAGACGAATACAGAAAGAGAAGAAGCAATTAGATATAAAGAACAAGATTATTGAAAAGACTGGATTCGATGAAGTTATGACAGTTGAAGATGGTGCCTTGACAGGAGCGATGTCTGAGTATAATACAATTAAAGACAATATTGCACAAAAGAAAAATAGATGAAACTTGCCATTATAACTGATACCCATTACGGTGCTCGTAAAGGATCAAAACATTTGCATGATTATTTTGAGTTGTTCTACAAGAATATATTCTTTCCATCTTTAGAAGCAGAAGGAATAGATACCATCATTCATATGGGTGATGTATTTGATAGTCGAAAGTCAATTGATTACTATAGTCTTGAATGGGCCAAGAGAGTTGTATTTGAACCCATGAAGAAGTATAAGGTTCACGCAATCACAGGAAATCATGATTGTTACTATAAGAATACAAATGAGATTAATTCTCCAGAACTATTATTAACAGACTACGATAATATTACAACATACTCAAGTGCACAAGATATTAACATAGATGGACTTGATATTCTTTTATTACCTTGGATAAGCACTGATAACTTTGATGAAAGTCTATCAAAAATAAAGAAATCCAAATCTAAAGTTGCTATGGGTCACTTAGAGTTGAATGGATTCAGAGCACATCGTGGTCATGTCATGGAAGATGGTATGAAGATCGATGCATTCAATAAGTTTGATAAGGTATATTCTGGGCACTATCATACAAGATCTGATGATGGTAGAATATATTACTTAGGTAATCCATATGAGATGTTTTGGAATGATGTAAATGATCCAAGAGGGTTTACCCTATTCGACACAGACACTCTCGAACATACTTCAATTAACAATCCTTATAAATTATTCTATAACGTGTATTATGAAGATACTAACCATCAGTTGTTTAATACCACTGAATATGAGAATAAAATTGTAAAAGTTATTGTTCGTAAAAAGTCTAGTCCAAAAGAATTCCAAAAATTTATTGACAAGTTATATCGTGCAGGAGTTCAAGACTTAAAGATTGTAGAGAACTTTGCAATCGTTGAGAATGAAGAATTTGATATTGATGAAGATGAAAATACAATCTCAATCTTGAATCGTTACATTGATGAAGCAGAGATTGAGTTTGATAGAGGAGTTGTGAAAGGTATTTTCCGTGACCTGTACAAACAAGCCTGCGAGGTAGAGTAATGTATCTATTAACACTCAAGCACCGTAAAGCGGATGGAGCATATGCTGTTGCTGATAAGCAAGGGGATAGAGTTCTATTTCTATTTGAAGAGGAGGATGATGCAGAGAGATATGGTTTGATGTTAGAAGAAGATGGTCATAGTAATATGGAAGTTATCGAAGTTGAAGATGAACTTGCCATAAAGACCTGTAGGATGTATAATTATAAGTATGCTGTCATCACACCTGATGACCTTGTGATTCCACCTAGTAATGATAAAGTTCAAGAAGATTAGATGGAAAAATTTTCTCTCAACCGGAGATCACTGGACAGAGATTAATTTTCTAGAAAAAAATACAAACTTAATAATTGGTCACAATGGATCTGGAAAGAGCACTCTATTGGATGCCCTAACATTTGTTTTGTTTAACAAACCATTTCGTAAGATTAATAAGTCACAGTTAGTAAACACTGTAAATGAAAGAGAGTGTTTAGTTGAACTAGAGTTTGACGTAAATGCAAGAGATTATGTAGTCCGAAGAGGTATCAGACCTAATACATTTGATATAGAGGTCAATGGTTCTCCTTTACATCGACAGGCTGATGACCGATCAAATCAAAGAATACTTGAAGATAATATTCTGAAAGTAAATTACAAGTCATTTACACAGATAGTGATACTTGGAAGTAGCACCTTTGTTCCTTTCATGCAACTAAATGCACCTAATCGAAGAGAAGTTATTGAGGATCTTCTGGATATACGTATCTTTTCATTCATGAATAATCTTCTAAAAGATAAGATTAGAATTAAAAAAGAACAAGTTAGATCTCTTAAGTTAAAGAAAGAAAACCTGCAAGATAAAATAAAAATGCAGGAAAAATTTATTACAGAGATAGAGAATCGCAGTAAAGAAGATATTAAAAGTAAGAAAGAAAAGATTAATCAATTAATCATAGAATCTGACAACTGTGTAAACACTAATGAGGAGTTGGAACTTGAGGTAACTGGTCTTACAGAGGATCAGGAAAAAGTCACAGGTGCAGATAAAAAGTTAAGAAAGTTAAACAATCTAAAAGGTAAATTATCCAATAAAGTAGCAACAATTACTAAGGAGCATAGGTTCTTTAGTGAAAATGTAACATGCCCTACATGTACTCAAAATATAGAAGAAGACTTTCGTTTAAATAGGATTAAGGATGCTCAAAGTAAAGCCAAAGAGTTGCAAACTGGTTATCAAGAACTAGAAAAAGCAATTAAAAACGAAGAGGACAGAGAGCGTCTTTTCACCACACTCACAAAGGAGATTACTAAACTTAACAATGTTATTTCTCAAAACAATACTCGAATCTCTGGATTTAATCGACAGATCAGAGATTTGGAATCAGAAATTCAAAAATTTACCGAACAACTTAAAAACAGAAATATTGAACATGAGAAACTAAACGAGTTTAAGGAAAGTCTTCAAAAAACAGATGATGAATTATCTGATAGAAGTCAGGACATAGTACATCACGATTTTGCATATTCTCTTTTGAAAGATGATGGTGTGAAGACTAAGATAATTAAAAAATATCTACCACTCATAAATCAGCAGGTTAATCGTTACTTGCAGATGATGGACTTCTATATCAATTTTAAGTTAAATGAAGAGTTTATTGAGACGGTAGAATCACCAATACATGAAGACTTTTCTTATTCATCTTTTAGTGAAGGTGAGAAGATGAGAATCGACTTGGCCTTATTATTCACATGGAGAGAGGTGGCAAGAGTTAAAAATTCTGTCAATACAAATCTACTAATCATGGATGAAGTATTTGATAGTTCTCTTGATGGATTTGGTGTTGATGAATTTATGAAGATTATTAAATTCATAATCAAGGATGCAAATATCTTCGTTATCTCACATAAGTCTGATTTACACGATAAATTCGATCATTTAATCAAATTTAGCAAGGAAAGAGGGTTTAGTAAGAGAGTAGATAAAAGTGCATCATAAATATTTCTAATGATTTATATTAACACATGTTATCTACCCAATATCGTCTTCGTCTGGAAGGCATATGCAAGGACATTGCATCAGGAACAGAAGTCAGTATGACTGACATGATTTGGGCCCAAAAACTTGCGAAAGCAAATACAAGTGCAAGAGGTATGTTAAGCACAGCAAGAAGAATGGCAACTGATTCTGATGGATCTTGCCTTAAGTATTTGGATATTGGAGATCCAAAATCAGATAAGAAAGGATTTAATGGAGCAGATGACATAGCGGATTGGTTCCGTAATGATAATAGATCAGACGATTGGAGGCAGAGAGACTAATAGACAGTTTATAAAGTGTCCACTCAACCGTCCTT